CACACTGCTCAAAATGCTTTACTATCGGAATGATTGAGTTTAGATCCTCTGCCTCATAATACTTCTGAGAGAAGAAGTTATAAGCGTAGGTCTGCTTTCTTACTTCCTTATACTCTGATAAGTTCAAATCAAAAGTATTTGTTCCAAAATACGTGTAGTTTAACGTCTTTTTATCCGGAGTATAGATTTTCTTAAACGTTTTAAGGTATTCCTTAACCTGTAGAGGGTCAAACTGTAATGCTTCCGGGTGAAAGAAGTTAATTAAGAATCCTTTGGGTTGGGTAATGTCTCTTAGATAAAGAGATAACGGAGCATAAATGCCTGGGTGCATCTCTGGATGCTTTCGGATAGGTAGAACGAATATCTCGCTTCCTAATTCGAATTGTAACTTATCAAACTGCTCTTGTGTTTCTACTAACCAAAACATAACCTTTCCGTAAATAAAAGAACTTTACTTCGGAAAACCTACTTAAATTGCAAATTGAGTGTAATTTGTTATGTATTGAGATAGTCCGTAAAGCTTCTGCTTTGTTTCAGTAAGGAAGACTATTTTTTGATTAGTCTGCTGAATATCTGATCTAGCAGCACCTCCTGTAGTCCAAGGTAAGAAGAAAGGGATATACGAAGGCCAGTTGTAGGAATTATCTTTTTGCTCAAAAGCGTTATACTGCTCTTCATTAATCTCAATAAAAGTCACATTGTTAACTCTCTTAACAAAGTATCTTCTAAAAGAAGGATAAGAGGGAGTTGGGATTATGTAAGTCGGTTCGATTAAAGTTGTCAGAGGGGGGTCAATTTGATTTTGCTTTCTAATATTGTCGTAAGGTAATTTAGAAGTTCCGAAGCCGTATAATTTAAAAACCGAAGTTGGTGAAGTTTGAAAAGCATTTTCTTCTCCGGCAAATTTTTCATTGTAGTTAGTCGTGTACACTAACTCTAACGGCTGTCCGTCTGTAGGTGATTTGCCAGAAAATACTTGGCCGGATGCTAATGTAAAGTAATAACCTGTGTAAGGTGTACCGCTGTTTTTGTAAAACAGTTCTCCTCCATTAGTATACTGATCGGTTATTATTTTAGATTTCGGGAAATACATATTACTTTAGTCCTACTAATTCTTTAATTTTAGCTCCACCCTGGGCGATAAGTGAATTACTCGAAGTTGCTCTCAGTGATACAAATAGTTTTAATAGGTCTTCTGAATTGGTTTTACCTCCCTTGTATGCTTTTTTAATTTCAGTAGCCCATCTTTTAAACCATCCTGGTCCATTCCAACAAGCATACACAAAGTTAAATAGTAGCCGTCCATCCGATTCAATAATCTTTTGTAGGTTAGTATCTGCAAGGTATGTTTTCATATTAGAATCGTAAACCGGCTTCATTACTTTAATTGCTAGATCTAAAAGATCTTTCTGCAAAGGGTCAGGTGGTATATAATTCCATTTCCATTTACCATTCTTCTGTGATTCGTCAATCTTTTTCCAAAATGCCAGTCCGGCAGAAGTCTTATTGATACTACCTCCTGCTACTCTATCAATACCAAACATTGTTTCTCCGCTTGTTCCATATCTACTATCTCCAGTGATATGGTAACGTGGATTGTAATATCCGCCTTCCAGGTAAGCGATAACCTGTTTTGTTACTTCTTCAAACTTACTGACCTCTTTTTTTATAGTTCCGGCAACTACTGTGTAGGACTTTCCTTGATTAAAACTGACGTTCTCAGTTGCAGAGGTAGCTTTTATTTCTGTTGCTAAAAAAAAGTTTTTCATCTATTATAACTATATTTTATTAAGTTTCTTTTAAGACAGTGATTGCAGATAGTTTAGTAGTCCATTTACCGGAATTGTCTATTTCGTGACTAACCCCTAAAACTATTAAATCAAAATTCTCACTATAAGTATAAGGTAGCAAGTCGCTACTTAAAGTGCAACGTTGAAATATTTTAATTCCGCTGATGCCTGCTAAAGTAAGATCTACCTTCACTGGGATGAAAGTTGTAGATACTTGGTTACTTTCTGTAAATTTCCCTAGAAGTGCTTTGTACATTTCAACGGGAATATTCTCCAAGTTAACTTTTACATCCTCAGACTTTAGTAAAATCTTATTTTGACCGGTTTCTACCTGGTTGGCAATAATTTGAACGTAAGCTTGCCTGGTTGTTTCAAACTGAGTGTTTTGTTTATCTACTAAGCTTATATCATTAACGGCATCCTGACTTACTATTTTCTTTTCCGGGTATATTCTGTCTAACAATCCTTTACTTAACCTACTTAGGGATGTAGCTTCTTCTCCTAACTGGTTTGCATTTGCTTGGGCACTAATTGCAATCATAGAAGCAATTTCAGGTGTTACACTACTTTGAGCAGAAATGTTTGTTACAAAGCTCCCTAACCCCTGTACTTTAACGGTTGTAATACTTGGAGTTTTAAAAGTTCTTAATCCTTTAATTCTCTTCTGATTAAAATCAACTATAGTTAGTGAGTTTGTATCTTCGTCTATAATAACTTGAAAATCATTAACACTACCTAAAGCTTTAGTAATTACATCACAAACTTCCTGTAGGTAGCCTCTAATAGTTGATTTGTTTTCTGCATTGTTACTGCTTTCAAAAATTAAATCTGATAAGTATCCAACGTTTATGTAAATGTAGTTGATATTACCAATGCTTGGGAAAATTGAATATTCTTTTATATCAACTTCTGCTTCTTTAGTTAATGCTGCTTGAATAGCTGTTATGTTAGCATCTTTAAATTCCGTAAAGGGTTTAAACAAACTAACTCCCTCTTGGTCGAATGCACCGTCACCTGTACCTGTATACTTGTTAAAAATATAACACTTAGATAAATTACAGGAAATAGTAGTTGAATAAGCAAAGCATGGTTTATCAGACTCCCAATCTATCTTAAGGATCGGTTCATTAGTTTTACCCACCATATTAACATACTCGTTTAAGAACCGTAATAGCGTCTGAAAAGATATATAAATCTCACCTCCCGCATCAGCATACTGTAACATATTTCCACCACCGAAGGCTGGATCTTTAATTGTCTTTGCTATAAAATCTGAATACTGTCCCATGTTAATCTACATCTAATCCTTCAATTAACTTTTCCATTATGTTGGAAAATATCTTATCTCCAACGGTATTGCCGTCCTGGTACTGACTGTCTGCTATATCTACATTGATAGTGGGTATAGTTCCTGAGTTTAGGATCTCAATAATATCCTCTTTTGGTCTTTTTGAGTTTTTTAAGTAGGCAATTTCTGCTAGTTTAGATTCGTCTGTGCTTGATTGTAGATTAGTAAAGTACTTTTCGATTGCATCTAAAGATTTTTTATAGTTTTCTACACCTTGTATTTCTTCACTTTGCACGTCAAATGCGTATAAACTAAATAAACTTGATGGCGGTATGTTAAAGCCTGTTGCTACTGCTGTCCATGCAGCAAGATCCTGCGGTCGTATAGACTGTACAACTTGTCCTCCTCCTCCAACACCGTTCGCGGTGTTTGTCTGTACTGTAGAAGTTCCATTGTTGAAGATTTGTAATCCTTCATAAAACAGGGTGTAGTATTTTCTGAACTCCTGCAATGCAGCTGTGTATTTCTGTCGGATAGGTTCTAAATCATCGACTGCTTCAACCGCTTTATCAATTTGCTCTACTGCTTTTTGATTCTCAGGAGATCCGTAGTTTTTTAGGAGGGGTTTAAAAATTTCATCATAAAGTTCGTAAAAGAATCCATTAAGTTTTGAAGCTTCTTTATTTACTTGAATTGCTACCAAATTGTCAAAACTTTGAGATACTTGTATTTGACTAGTTAAGTCTTTAGTGTTGGTTCCGCCAATATTTACTTTTAGTGAATCTATTATATCTCCTGCTGAGATTAAGTATAATTTAATATCAAAGCTTAGATCGTTTCCTATAGTCCAGGAATAGTTAGTTACTTTACCTAACATCCCATCATAGTTACAAGCAGTTGCTTTTTTATTAAAAGCTAATCTATCAAAGATAGTTTCTGGATCAACATCGTTTTGGTCTTTAAATAGGATATTAGGTATTGAATAAGCTTGAGTTTGTTTAAATTCTCCTCCATTATTAAACCATAGAGTATTTCCCCACTCCAATACCACTGTATACCCTAACCTTAAGTAAACTGCTTCTATAGCCTCAAATTGAGATCTAGTATAACATTTCATAGAAACAGTTGCCTGCTTTAATGAACCGTTGTTTTTATAATTGCAAGTAATGCTTGTAATTCCTGGAGGTGGTTTTAATCCCTGCTCAGGTCCTGATAAGAATCCATAAGTGTTGTTAAGTCCGTATCCGATTCCACCTTTTATTGGATCTAAACTAACACTATTAGACCCTGTACTAAAGCTAGAAACTCCTCCCCAAAGCACTAAATTCCTCGCTAAGGCAGTTCCTTCAATTGATGATTTACTGATTCCTAACCTTGTACTTAATGTTTCTGCTCTTTCAGATTCAACTTTAACCCCTGATGAAAGTCTTATCCAACCCGTATTAGAGTTGAACACGCTAAGATCTTCCGGGCTTTTCTGCGTCTTTGCTAACTTTTCTTGCCTGGTTTTAACTTGTCTGTCAACGTAATCATCAAAAGGTAATCCTAATATCTTAACCATTGTTTAAATTATTAAAACTGTCTATAACTGCATCGACAGGGAAAGGAATACGTAATTGAGTTCCTATAACCGGATAGAGTAAGCTATATGTTTGAGTTGGGTTTGCTGCAGAGATAACCCAGTATAACGTAGCATCTCCATAGTATTCATATGCTAAGTTGTCTAATCTGTCACCGTCTGTTGTTATAACGTAAATATCATTTTCGCTATAAGGAATCTCAGGGTATCTTGTTACACCTTGGTATGTAATTCCTGTAGCGGTCTTATATGTTCTAATATCAGCGTAACGGTTCATATTATTGAAGTACTAATTCTGGATTATTACCAGCCAGAGCGTTTCCGGTGAGGTTGGTTTGGTTCGGTGTACTTTCAGGAGTTAAAATAGTAGCTTCTACTGATCCAGCTGATGTAAACTTTTTCAAGTTCGCTGCATCTACGTTGCTAAGGTCGGTAGTATCTGTAGATGTTCTCCTTACATATGAGAAATCTCGATCTGTATATGATCCGCTTGCACCTAGTCCTGATAAGTATGCATTACCGTCTGCAGTAGCTGGTTGAGGTGTAATAAATGCAGTCTTAGCAGTAGTACCTAATTGAGGAGCAAAATCATGAATCGGAGTAAAGTTGACGTTAACTTCAAAATACTTTGGAGTTTCTAACATACCAAAATCACTTTCTCCTTCAGGAGAGTTTAAAGCAATCTCCCAGGCTGCTTCTTCTGGTATGTTGTAAGTTAAGTTTGAAATAAAGCCTGGAACAATGTATAAGTAATCCCCGATTGTAAGTCTAATAAGGTTACCTTTCATATACCCGTTTCTATAATCAGGAGCAAGTGATGCTGCTAATAGATTTAGTTTTTGGTATATTGATCTCATTTCTGCTCTAGATTGGGGATGTACCTTGAAAGAAAAGCTTATTTCCCTTGTAAAGCCAGTGTAATTGTAAAATTTTTCTCCCCTACCTACATATTTTGTGGAATCCCACTCTGATCTGAAGTTATCGTTGATAGCTCCTAAGAATGCTCTAAAGTGAAGAAAGGTAGAATGGCTAGGTTTTGTATTGTCAATAATTTCAAATCTAAACTTAACTAGATCTCTTGTTAAAGTGTCTGCATCTGCTACGATATCACTATAGTAGGCAGGTAAAACGTTGATTCTATCAAGAGCGTCGTTAGTATAGTAAGTTAACTTACCTCTACTTCTACCTCTACCACCCGGGTTTCCTAGACCAATTCTCTGTTCTCTGTTTACTTTTGGTGAGGTATAATCAAAAGATATTAAGCCTTGACGGTCTTGTTTAACTTTATCTGATTGCTGCGTGTAAGTTTCTCTAATTTGACGTCTAAAATCCTGAATGTCGGATAAGCTAGTGCTTTCATTACGTCCAATAGGTATTCTTGCTAGTAGCTGCTTCTGGGTTAACGTGTATGCTCCGAAAGCTGTTGTTTTTTGAGCGTTAGTATCTGGGAAGGTTGCTTTAGCAAAGTAAACACTTGGATCAAAAGTGAATCCAGTGTTGTTTGCGTTTATCTGATTATTCAAATAAATCTGAGAATCACTTATTTTGTCTGATGCGTATCCTAGATCAATAGCTTTGTTTGAAGCTCCTAAATACTTAGTGTAATCATAATTGATAAGTGAAGCTTTTTCTTTCGATGTTTGTAAAGCTGCTTTTTGCTTTTTAAGGTTTTCTCTACTGTATGCCCTATTGTCTGCAAATGGAATAACTGTTTTACCAATTCCTTTTAGTGAATTAGGACCTCCAGAGTATGAAAGTATAGTGTTTGGATCAAGAGATACTCCAGTCGGAGCTCCTACACCAAAAGCTGCATTACCTTCTATTTTTCTTTCGTATAGAATTGTAAGCCTGTTTGTTTGATCAAAATTGTATAAGTTCTTATATTGATACTCGTATTTTTCAGTCTTATCCCAAATAGGATAAAGTCCCTGCTTTTCTATATGCAGTCCTGTTCCAGAAGCTCCAACTTGAGCTAAAGTCATTAAGGGATTATACATCCCTGATATAGGTGTTGCTCGGTTCGGTCTACCAGGAACTATAGGATTCTGTAAAGAAAGTAATTCTTGTTTGGCAATAAATAAACCACCCTCTCTTGAAACTAAGAATTTAGTTATTCTTTCAAGATCATCTACTCTATTGTTTAAAGCATTTTTAGGATCTCTTAATAAGAAATCTGGGAAGGTAGTTGTCGGTTCAGACTCTACCGATGGTAGTTTTGTTTGAATGAAAGGCTGTTTACTACTTCCTCCTCCCGGTCTATCATTACCGTACTTTAGACTACGGGAATTATATTTAAATTGGGAAGGATCTGCTAGTAGTTCTTTTAAAGCCATTCTTTAGTGTTTTATTGTAAAGTAGAGAGTTTACACCCAAGGATGAGTGTACTACCAATCCTACCGATTAAGGACGCTTAGGTAGAGGAGTGATTCTACTTGCAGCTTGAGCATCGTCAGGTCTTAACGTTACATCGTAAGTTCCTTTTTCAAAGCTATCGTTAATAGCAGGAAAACTAGCATCTCTGTTAGCTGTTGATGGTACTAATCCATTCAATGAAAGATTTGGAGTTTTGTTAGTTTTTAACCTCTGTTCTAAAGTAGTTGCCATAATTTTAAGTTATTTATGTTTACTGTTATAAATATTGAAGATATTAAAATTTATTAAACGGGTGCACTATAATCTATAGACCCACCGAATGCTCGGATGTTCTTACCTACTGCATAATCCTGTCTTGCAGTTGCATTACCGATAGCTGCACCGTTTAGGTTCAAGTTAATACTTGTATTTGAAGGAGCAACACTAACTTGATTGTTAACAGTTGATTGACCACCACCGGCTTGATTTGCAGAATAGGGGAAGTTTTTATCTGTAGTAGCGAAGAATCGATCTTCATTATTTAACCTAAATGCACCTTTTCCTTTTACCATTAAAGTTCTTTCCCCGTATCCATCACCGCCAGAGTACATGTCATCTACGTTAGTAGCTGCTAGCATTGCAAGAACTGCACCAATACCGCCCAATATTACAGGTAGCAAAGATCCTCCGCTGATTGCTGTTGCTGTAGCAGTGGCTGCCGCTGCTGTTCCTGTCTGTAGACCGAAAAAGACTGCAGCTCTGGCAATTACAGGTGCGAAAGCGGCTGCTAATTTACCTAACTGTGATCCAGCCATGAACCCGAGTATTCCTGAGATTACTGTTATGTCTGTTAGGAACGTCCCTAAAGGACCGGCAACAAAATTGGCAAATGTTTCGGAGAGTTTTTCCACAGCTTTTTGAAGCTTCTCTTGTACTGTTAAGCTTTCTATCCTACTCTGAATTATTTCTTCTTCTGTCATTGCTTGTTCTTGAGCAGTATTTTTCATATACTCCTGTTTGAACAGCATATCAGAAAGTTCAGGAAGTGACATTCCTAAAGCTTTTGCCTGTGCCTCTTGAGCTAAAACTGTTTGTTTTGTAAAATCACTATAAGTTCCGACTTGACCGTTCAACTCATCCATTAATTTGGATTGTTGATTAGTCAAAGCGTAGTATCGAGCCTGTTCCAGGTTTAACTGTTTACCTGATAGTACCTCAGCTGCTAATTCATCCTCAATAGATTGTTGGAAATTTAACAACCCTTGAGCAGACTTGTTTACTGTCTCTAATGAAATACCTAAAGCATTTGCTTTTGCTACACCCTCTGTTAATGCCTGGGTTGATCCTTTAAACTGAATCAAGGTATAAGCTGATGCTTTACCAACAGATTCTAAAACTGCTTTTTGGTTTATATTAGTTTTATACTGTCTACCAATTTCAGCAGTAGTCCCTACAGAGGTCTTATATACTTCTGAAGCGTTTTTACCAAAAGCATCAGCTTGGGTAACTAGACCTGCAGCTCCTTGTTCGGATAGTCCTACAAAGGTATTTAGTCTAGCAAAAGTTTCTGCGGTGTCCTTAGTTACTTTTCCTACCGACCCTAACTTACTTTGAATTGCTCCAATAGATTTAAGTAGGTCAGCACTGCTTAGTAGACTGTTAAAGGTTGTAAACTCTCTAACTAATTCTCCGGCTTGATCTTTAGATATAGCAAGACTCTTCTGTACCCCTACTACTGCTTGGTCGAACTTTAAGAAGCCTTTTACTAACAGTCCTACAGTCGCTGAAAGTATAAATGCAGGATCTACTAGTCCTCTTATTAAACTTTGACCGGTTAGTGTTATAGCTTTACCCAAAGTTTGCCACTGTCCTGGGAATTTTTCGTTAATTCTATAGTATTCGTTTGCGTATTCGTTAAGTTTTTCTTGAGATTTTGCTGATGCATCTCCTAAGCCCTTAATATTCCCTACTGTTTTTAAAATCTTTCCAGACAGTCCTAAACTACTCTCTCTGTCCTCTTCTTGTTTTTTTGCTTCTTTTGCTAATTTTTTCTCTACCTCTAATTGTTCTTTAGAATATCTTAAAGCCTGTGCATATTGTTCTACGAGGGTTTTTTGTATCCCGGTAAGGTCTATGTACTTATCACTTTGAAGCAGTATATCGCCGGTTGTCTTATCAACTAATTCGTCTATTGTACTTAAACTAGCATTTTGAGCTTTTAAAACTGATACTAAGTTTATACCAGCTGCTAATTCTTCAGCTTTTCTTTTGTTGATCTGTTCTAAGATGCTTTTTTCTTTCGCTAGACCCTGTTGCTGTAGGTATATGTTTGTAGCTGTATCTTTGGAAGTCTTACTTAACGTATTAAAGTTCTTCTGTAAATCTTTTGCTAAAGACTTTACTACAGTGTCTGTATCGTTTAATACAGTTGCAAGTGTTGCAGCAATCTCAGCAGTTATACTGCGTAATGCTTCTGCAACAATAGAGGCTGTTTCTAGAGCATTATCTCTTAACTCTTGGTTAGTTTGGTTAATATTCTGGTTTGGATCAGCCATATGTTATAAATAGGAAAAGGCATCGATTTTAAGATGCCTTTATCCGTATGATACTTTTTTACCTTTTGCGTAATCCGGTACTTCAATCTGACCGCTTTTAATTTTTTTAGCTAAGTCTTCCGGGTTTTCCTTTTGTTTATTTATTTTATCGTAATGTTCTTTCATTTGATGAAAGATATACTTTCTCAAGTGTATAGGAAGTTCGTATACTTCTGTAAAAGAATATCCTCCTTGACCATTAAACACTATTTGATGTATTTGGTCAAATATAAACTTTCTATGCTCAGGCGTCAGGCCAAAAAAAGCTCACATTAATTGGTAATGCGACGTCCTCCTCAACACCGTTGTAGGTAACTTTAACAGTTAAATCGATATCTGGTTGAACTCTTCTGATATACTCTCTTAATGCTTTTGATTCTCTTGCAAGTAACTGGTTATCTACGAAAGATCTAATTGCTCCTGGTTCCCTTACTTGATCTACCGATGTAATAATATATTTTAACCGGGTTGATAATTCAGGAGATGCATCTTTGTTGATTTTCTTCAAGCCGGCAAGTTCTTCTCTAATTTTATCTTCGTCTCCAACAGTTAAAATCTTAAAAGTAATTTCTGTTTTGGAAAAAGGTAATGTATACTTAAACTCGTTAACGTGAGGAGTGATTAAAGATTCATCAAAAGGTTTATCTTCTAACGTAGTTAAATCAACTGCTTGCTTTTCACCGCCATAAGTAAACTCGTAATCTTTACCGTAACCTAAAATACGAGCAGCAATCATAACTGCATTTTGATCTCCTGAAACTAGTTGAGTGTAATCGATGTTATCTACAATCAAAGACTGAAGTAGCTTATCAATTACAATTCCTTTCTGGATGTAGTTTTGATTGGTTAAGATGTCTTCTTCCTTTGCTGTCATGTATTTCATTTGAAGCTTTCCGGAAGCAAGTGGTGAATCTTTAGGGTAAAGTAATCCTTTTGAAGGAAGATCAATAACCTCTGTTGGGAATTTGAATTCTGACATATACTAATTTGTTATAACTGTTCTATTATAAATATATATGAATTAGGTTTATACGTCCACTAGAACGTAATTTCCTTTGTAATTCATAACGTTTGTTGGTGACCAATCGATTTCATCTGCATTAATACCTGCTTTCTTGAATGCTTCTTTTAGGGTAACTAAGAACTGTTTTAATTTATCTGATAATCTAGGATCTAATTCTTCATCGTAAACTAAATAATCTTCTGCTTTAGTTCCATTAGCTGCAATCTCTTCTGCTTCCTGAGGTGCTAACTGCTCGGCATTTGTCATATCGATAACGCCTGATTTACCTCCAGCAAGTCTCTCTACTTTGTAGATGGGGATGATACATGAAAAAGAGTGGTTCAATAGTTTCTCAGCGTGTTCTAGCTCATCAACATCCGTAGTAAGCTTCTTTACGTCGGATCCTTTTTCCATTACAATGCCATTATCTCCACCTCCGATTTTAGTATACCCGTCCTTCTCTAATTCGTATTGTTTCGACTTTAAAGCCGGTGGCATAACTAGTTCGTTTAAAATATCTATGAGTTTCATATAATAAAAAAGCCCTCTCTAATAAATAGGAGGGCTCTTTCTTTAAGATTATTCTTACTTAGAAGTTCAAGATACAATAATCCATTCCTAAAGTCAAGGAAATGTTTTGTGCAGTTGAATCGTTATCGAAGTTTAATTCACCAAAATCAGCAGTCTTAACAAAAGCTCCTTTTAGTACCCACTCAGAAACAATATCACCTACTGGACCTACGATGTCGATTGTTACGTCCTTCTTGTAGAAGTCAGAATAACCATCACGGCCAGTTACTGATTCGTGGTGTAAACGTACCCATTCCATTACTGCCTGTGCTCCTGAAGGAGTGATAGGATCAAATAATGTCAAAGTTACATCATTCCATCTCAATTTACCTTTTACTTTACGGTAAACGTTAATATGGTTCAATACAATTTCGCCCTGTTCGAATCCTAATCCATTTACCCCTTTAATAAGGTAAGCTGGAATACCATCAACGTACATGATAAATCTATTCTGTACTTTGGGTTCAAACGCGGTGAAGAAAATTTCGTCTGCTGTTAAAATTGCCATTTTGCTATTTGTTTATAAATATTGCCTTATGTTAAAATTATCCTGGGAATGTAGTTCCTGTTGGAGTAATGTTGAAATCTAAGTAGATGAATTCGGCAGTCTTAGTAGGTTGGATATAAATTTGACCAACCATCTCGTTTCTGTCAACTACATCTGCTGTGTTGTTTGATTCGTCCATCACTACTTTGAAAGCGTAAAGTCCCTGTCTCTGTTGAACTGATTCTAGGTAAGGATTAACTTGTGCCAAGAAAGAATTTCTAGTAGCAACACTATTCTGTTCGAATACTAAGTTGTTAGCTACTTGAGAGATGTAAGATTTCAAAGAGATCAACAATCTTCTTACGTTTACTCTATCCAAAGCAGAAGCTTTAGTCTGCAAAGTCTTTTGTCCGTAGACTACTGTACCTTGTCCTGGAAAAGTAGCAATTGGGTTAACTTTACCGCTGTATAGAGTATCTCTGTCAGATTGAGCTAATTTTCTTTCTGCTCTGATTACTTGACCTAAACCACCTCTGTTGATACCAGCAGGTGCAAACCAAGGCTCAGCAACTGAATCGTTGAATGCATAAACACCACCGAGAACAGTTGAAGCAGGTACCCAAACCTGTTGACCAGAATCTGGATCTAATACCTGTACCCAAGGCCAGTAAGAAGCAGCATAAGAAGTGTTTCTAGAAGCAGCTTGAGTTACTACTGTAGCAACTTGTGAGTTGTAAGGAACTAAATCAAGAACGAACAAGTTATCTCCTCTGTTTTGAGTATTTGAAATAATTGAAGTTACTTGTGAAGGTTGCAAAGAATCAAACAATCCAGGAGTCAATAGAAGATTAAACTTATAATCGTCTGTATTTGACAACAAGTTGATCATGTTAGAGTAGCTTCCGCTAGGAATACCTTGTGATCTGTTGCCGTCTGTAATTGTGTTATAGTATTGGGCATTACCCATGATATCACCAGTTGCACCTGAGAATGAACCTGATCCGTTCAGAGGAATTGAGCTAGTGTATTGAGCTTTAGGAGATCCAGAGTTATCAAAGTATCCAGGAGTTGGTGAAGGTACAGACTTAACTCTCAAGTACTTAGATTTTACAGGATATGATCCAGTGATTTCTAAGTAGTAGCTGGTACCTGAGCTTGCATAGTTGTAAGTCTGATCACCGATTACCTTAGCTACATAGTTAGTAGTCATAGGATCTAATGATAGGTTAGTCCAAGTTTCTAATACGATAGGAGTGTTACCAGTATCGTCTCCTCTTCTCACTAATAGGTCAAAAGTACCTGAAGAAGTGTTAGAGTTAACAATTTGCCATCTGATGTTATCGATGCTTCCGCTTGCTAATGCACCATTTGAGCTTAGAGAAGATGAGCTATTCATCATAACTCCTTCAGATAAGGTTTCGAATACTACTGAACCAGAAGTATTTGATCCGCTTGCAGGAGAGGTAGCTGAAGAATATGAACCTGATACTACTCTTGCAACCAATAAGGTTTCTCCTCCGTTGTTGAAATAGTTATAAGCTGCGATTGAAGTAAAGTAAGTGTATACATTACTACCGCTTGTGAAAGTGCTACCGAAAGTATTTTGATACTGACTGTAAGACGTAATCACAGTAGGTACTTCTACAGGACCTTTTACTGTAGGTCCAATAATAGCTGCTCCCACCGTAACTGGTTGTGAGGTGATAAACGATTGATCGTTTTCTCTAGCGAGTACCCCTGGGGATATTAAAGTTTCTGCCATTTTGTTTTAGTTGATTTAATAGTTCTAATATAAATAGTAAGAAGGTGTTCAAAAAGCAGTACTAAAATACGCGGGAGTAACCGGTATTTAATCGATTATTGAATCGGTCTCTATACCGAAAGAGATTTTACCAGCAGAAAGAAACTTCTTAGTAGCTGTTAAATCTTTAGCGATTGCGTCTGGAATAATATACCCTCTTAACTTAATGTTAAAAGAGGTTCTTACTAAGCGTTCTTCTCCTTGATTTACTGTAGTGTTATCAGTGTAAGTGTCAATCCTTGCTCTAAATTTAAATCTAGCGGGATCTCCCCAGTATGCATCTGAAGCGTAGTTAATTGCTTCAACAATTTTGTTCATCTGTTCTCTGTAATAAGTCCAAATAACACATTCGTAATTTAAAGTAACGTAATCCGGAATTACTACTGCTTGATAACTAACTACAGGTTTTCTGTTATTTAGGATATCAAAGTTGCTATAGGCTACACCCTTCTGGTATTTTTGACCTACTACTGCATAGTTTAAAGGATTGTTAGCATCTAATTTGTTAGCAACAGTAAAGTCTTTTTCTACAGAACTATTCTTAAACATAATGATAGGACACATAATCTTACCATTTTTGTCTCTATAATACCCGTCTTTTTGAACTGATTTCCACCTTTCGGGATTTCCGTAAATAACAGGTACTGCTATTGTAGTTCCGTTCTGGTATACTTGAGGTTTAATTACATTATTAAAGTAGTATACAACAGCTTCGTCGATATCCTCAATACCGACTGTGTATGGCTTTTCAGTATCTCCTTTTACTGAGATTTGATTTGCTCTATAACTTTTAGCGGTTGCTGGATTGGTTGGGTTCTGAAATACCGGTAATGGCGTTACTGCTGCATTAGGATCGTCCAAAAAAGGAGTCTGTTGAGAGATAGCAATCTCTCTTTGATTTTTCGGTACTGGTTTTCTAATCTTGTTAGCCATTACATTCTTTCTTTAGTTATACCTAGTTTATCAGCAGGTACAAGGTGAGTTGAACAAACAATACTAATTGAAGAACCAAATTGACTTAGTCCATCAGAGTATGAGTATTCAGGTATCTTACCTACAAAGTATTGGTTTTCTATAGTGCCATCTACTTCATAATAGTTTTCATAGTAGAATATAACATCTCCTACTTCAGGTACTAATTCAAGATCTCTTAAGTCTTGTTGGAAGAAAGCAAAATTTAACGCTCTGTTAACATCCGGTCCAAAATTATCCGTACTCCAGGTTTGATCTCCTCTGGTAATTAAGCAGTTAAGTAAGGCTGGTTCGCTGAAAAATTTATCAATGGCTTCTCCGTAAATGTTTGTTTGTGAAGCTCCAAGAGTGACTTTGTAATATCCTATCTGCTGAGTTATAATATCGGGTAATAACTCACGGTTGATACTATTAATCAACAATACATCTCTCTGTCTTCCAAATAAAGCCATTTATATTTCCTCAATTTTTTGTAATTGTTTGGTACTATATTTGAATTTCTTTAAAGTAGGGATTGTCTTCATTGCTTCGTTTTTAATCAATTCAAAAGTTTCTTGCCCTGGTTTTAGAGTTACTACTTTTAATTCGAGTAATCCTCTTGGATTTAGATCTTCTTTATCTGTTTTATTGTTTACAACTGTAACATATCTTAAAGCTCTAATGAGTTGAGCGATATCAGTAATGTTGGTATCCTCTGAGAATTCAACATATACCAGTGTTTGGTACATTGAGTATGTTACTTCGTTTAATAGGTCTTGTAGTTTCATTATCCTATAAATATTAATTGAGGAACCATGTTCAATTCCTTTGTTTTATAATCAGCCTCTAGAGCTCTTCTTTCAAGTAGTTTATCTCTAGAAGTCTCATCTAAATATCCTCTTAATCTCTCTAAAAGCAAGTTCTTTTCAGCAGTAGCTGCTGTAATTAGGTCTGCATGGTTAAGAGTAACTTCTGCTCCCGGGATTGGAATGGTGCCGTACTTACCTCTAACATACCCAAGCATCTCTTTAACTAGTGATAAGGTATATTCAAAAATCCATTGTCTACCGATAGAGTTTATCTGAGTATAATTTGGATTATTATAAGGAACGTTTGATACATTAGAAACTAATGCAGAAGAACTCGGCATGGTAGCAATGTTTCTTTCTGAGTTTTTAATATATTCGAAGAACATTTTTCCTTCATCCACAGTTGGGATTGGGAATAATCTTAATCTGTTATTTACTAACTCAAAAGAATACTGTGACTTTCTAATCTGGTCGTTAAACTCAATAGCCTGAATCTTCTGAAGATCGTAGTTGATTGGCATCAGAAGGAAGTTAATCGCCGGTGAGTAGTTACCCCATCCAAAAGTATCTAATAGGTTCATCATCCCTGTACCTGTTCCTGCATAAGGATCAAAGTAACGAACGATGGCCGGGGGTGATTCGTAGAATACCCTTTTAATCTCAATTGTATCACCAGGAGCTAAGGAAGCTGATTGAGCTGCCCAGGCAGTCATGTCGTAATCCTGCTGATTAGCTTTGGTATGAAAAGAACCTGTGTACCAAGTAACTGTTCCTCCAACTCCTGCTTCTTCTCCATACTGATGAGACATTCTCACAATAGATGCAAAGTTTGGTTGGATTACTGAATTGTTGAAACTAGATCCTGTAGTTGTTCCTTCCATAGAAAGGTAATCCTGTCTTACTTTAAAAGCATAGATTTCATTACCGTAAGTTGTTACTGCTTCTTCAAAAGCTGTATAGAAGTTGGTAGACTGTAATTCTACGTCTACGAGAGGGTA